TTGACAGGTTCTGCTGATGCAGATACTTTGGATAAGAATGCAGATAGATTCTTCGATTTGGAATAGGTCATTGCAGTCAGTGTATCTTCTTTTTCTTCTTCATCCTGTTCTTCCTCTTTGGGAACAACAGGCATTTTCTTCTCTGCAAAAAGAATCCCGTCCACAAACCCCATCTCATGAGCCTTTTTTGCATTGAGCCATGTTTCATCGGACATCAGCTTCGCAATCTTGTTTCTGCTGAGATGAGATTTGGTTTCGTAGGCATTGATGATAGATTCCTTGACTTCTTCCAGAAGTTCAATTGCTTTTTCCATATCTGCTTTATTGCCAATTGCTGATGTGGAAGGGTCGTGGATCATCATTAGGGCAGTTGGTGCAATCAAAGTTTCATCGCCTGCCATTGCCACAACAGACGCAGCGGAGGCAGCAATGCCATCAATTTTCACGGTAACCTTGCCTTTGTGATTTTTCAGCATAGAATAAATCTGACTCGCTGCAAACACATCGCCCCCAGGCGAGTTCAGCCAGACTGTCAGATTTCCGCTGACTTTTGCGAGTTCATCACGAAACAAAGCAGGTGTCACTTCATCGCCCCACCAAGTATCTTCAGAGATAGGACCGTTAAACAGAAGTTCCGTTTCTGATGTATCTTCATTTTGGATAAAGTTCCAGAATTTCTTCATTTGGTTTTCTCCTCCTTTTCTGAATGTTGATTTGCAAATGCACCTGCATCAGCAAGTTTTGTAAAGCTGCCATTTACAAGATACAAGTTACCGCCTTCCTCCTCAGAAAGCATATTCATATCCTCCAGTTCCCGAATGTCATTGGCAGACATCCAGCCATTCTGTCGGGCAGTCGCATAGCCCTGCATTCTGGAAGCGTAATCACCACGCAAAAGTCCCTCAACATTGAACTTGATGAAGTATTTGCCTTTCTCTGAATCGGAAAGCAATGCCTTTTGTAGTCCCTGTTCCCAGCGAACGATCCAAGGGTCAAGACTGTATTTCACGAAATCCAATGACAGATGTTCCACATTAGAAAATGTGGCATGGTCTAAGTCGCCGATCATGTGGAGTGGTACTCGATACAGTCGTGCAATTTCCTCTACCTGAAACTTTCTGGTTTCCAGAAACTGTGCTTCATTATTTGGAATAGCAATAGGAGTAAACTTCATGCCCTCCTCTAAAACTGCGACCTTGTGGGCGTTTCTTCCGCCATAGGCTCTCTGCCAGGCATCACGCACACGTTCCGGATTTTTGATTACTCCGGGGTGTTCTAATACACCAGATGGACTGGCTCCGTTTGCGAAAAAGGTAGAACCATAGTCTTCACAGGCAAGAGAAATGCCGATCGCATTTTTCGCAAGTGCAATCGGCGAATATCCCACCAAGCCGTCAAAGCCAAGTCCGAGAATATGCAGCACATCTTCTGCCTGCAGAACAATATCGCCCTGCTGTTTCAAGTTTGGGTTGGCTTCATCATAACGGCTGTAAATATATATCAAGCGGTTTTTCTCATCACGGTCAACCTTCATCTTGTCGGGCATCAATGGATACAGCCCAATAACATCACCTCTGCCGTTTCGGATAATCTGTGCATAGGCATTGCCGTAGATCAGCAGATGGGACATTAAGGTTTCTCGGAAAACGAATGATGTCATTTCCGGATTTGGCTGATCGTGGAGCAAAAAGTAAAGCGGATGCTGCGGCACTCGCTCTTTTCCATTTTCGGTGTATTTGTACACATGAAGCGGCAGCTGTGCAATTGCTTCTGACAGAACCCGCACACAGGCATAGACCGCAATATGCTGCAAAGCTGTTCTATCGGTGACTCTTTTTCCTGCATTGCTTCTGCCGAAAAAATATGTGTATGACGGGCTGTCGTAGCTGTTGGTCGGCTTATCTCTGGACTTAAAGAGCCCGCTGAAAATTCCCATAAAAATCAATTCCTTTCAGAGGGTTGTTTTTTTGGTGTGGATGTGGTATACTTAAATATGAAATCGAGTAAATTTTTCGATTAAGTCATATAGCTTAGGAGTAAGATAAATGTGTTTTGAAGATGAATTCATGGATAAGCAGTCGGAAATTATTTCTTTGTACAAAGAAGCAGCAAGTGCTAAATCGGAACTACTATACGTATACATTTATAATGATGATTCCCAGTCTTTAATTGCAAGTGCATACCGTGTTGATGAAAAAGTAGTTGGCAATGTAAAAGCGGGTGTATCCGACGAAATCGATAATAAGATCTATAATATTATAACAGAAGAAATAATGCCGGAATTGAATGAAATTTGCCAAAGATACAATAGAGAGATACCTGTTGTATTTAAATATACATACAACTTAAAAACAGGTTCTTTTGATTCTGAGTATTTGTATGCTAAAGATGTTGCTGAGGATTATGAATGTGGTACTGAAGCTTTGAAATGGATTAAATCGAGATAATTAAAACACCAGCATCTCCCTCATATCATAAACCGACTCATCAGACACACATCCACAGCGAATTGCACGGTCAAGAGCCATGATCATGGCAACCGCACCGTCAATTTTCTCTGTGGATTTTTCTTTGTCCGGCTTGATGTTTCCGGCAGGGTCACGCCTGATGAAAATGTTATCCATCATCCACCGAAGAACCGGGTGACCATTGTGGGAAAGGGTCTGTTCCAGAGTCAGTTTCATCAGTTCCTTGGTCGGTGGACTCATGTCTTTGTAACCCTGACCGAACTGAACCATCGTGAAGCCCAATCCCTCCAGATTTTGCGACATCTGCACTGCACCCCAACGGTCAAATGCAATTTCTTTGATGTGAAACTTCTGTCCCAGTTCATCGATGAAGTTTTCGATAAAACCATAATGAACCACATTTCCCTCAGTGGTTTTCAGATATCCCTGACGTTCCCAAATATCATATGGAACGTGGTCACGTCTTACTCTAAGGGACAAAGTTTCCTCCGGCAGCCAGAAGTAGGGCAAAACATAATAATACTCATCTTCATCTGTTGGAGGAAAGACAAGCACAAAAGCTGTAATATCCGTAGTGGAAGATAGGTCAAGCCCGCCATAGCAAACACGCCCCGTAAGCAACTCTTCATCAAAAGCGACCTTGCATTTGTCCCACTTTTCCATCGGCATCCAACGCACTGCCTGTTTTACCCATTGATTGAGTCTTAGCTGCCGAAACGCATTTTCCTCGCCGGGAGTTTCCTTTGCAGAATTACACGCAGCCACCACCTTATCCATTCCGATGGTTTTGTCCAGACTTGGATTTGCTTTTTTCCAAACCTTCGGATCCGTCCAGTCCTCTGATTCATCTGCACCATAGATAACCGGATAGAAAGTCGGATCGTGCTTTCTGCCCTCCAGAATGTCCTTTGCCTTTTGATGAACTTCATAGCAAATAGAATTTGTATCTGTTCCGGCTGTGGTGATCAAGAAATACAAAGGCTGCATTCTCGCATCACCGGAGCCTTTGGTCATGACATCAAACAGCTTTCGGTTCGGCTGCGTATGCAGTTCATCAAACACAACCCCGTGAATGTTGAAACCGTGCTTGGAGTAGGCTTCTGCCGAAAGCACCTGATAGAAGCTGTTGGTCGGGATGTACACGATACGCTTTTGTGATGTCAGGATCTTCACTCGTTTGGAAAGGGCAGGGCACATTCGCACCATATCGGCAGCCACATCAAATACAATGGCAGCCTGTTGGCGGTCGGCAGCACAGCCGTAGACTTCCGCACGTTCTTCGCCGTCACCACAAGTAAGCAGCAGGGCAACCGCAGCAGCAAGTTCTGACTTTCCATTTTTCTTCGGAATCTCGATGTATGCTGTGTTAAACTGACGATAGCCATTCGGTTTCAGGATTCCGAACAGGTCACGGATTATCTGTTCCTGCCAGTCCAGCAGTTCAAATTTCTTTCCTGCCCATGTGCCTTTGGTATGGCTAAGGCATTCAATAAAAGAAACAGCATAGTCTGCTGCCTTTTTGTTATACTTGGAATTCTCCGCCATAAAACGGGTCGGTTTAAATCTTGCCATTGCATCACCTCCCTCAACAAAAAAGACCTGCCAAAAAGCAAGTCTGTATCATTTATTTTTATGCCCCGGTGGGCTTTTTTTTAATCGAGATTCTATTCCCATTGTAACCATATTACCATACAAAAGCAAGGATAGCAAGCGGCTAAACAGACAGAAAAAACGTAGAAATTTCGCCGTTTTCTTGTGTAAGATACACCAATAGAAATTTTTCCGGTACGACCGCCAGAGCCTTTCGGCTCCGGCTTGTGGGATTCGGTTTTGAAAAAATCAGTTGTACTGTTTCAGCAGGATCGCCAGTGCAGTTTCGGTTTCCTCATCCTCCGGCGGAATATCCATGCCCCGGTCGAAATTGAACACCGTTTTGCCATTCCGCCGCAGGGAGATTTTCGAAGCTCTGCCTTCCTCATATCCAAAAGTGGAAGGCTCCTCGTAGTGTTTCACCCAGTAGTGAAATACGCTTGCTCCAACCCGAATCGTTCCTTCTGTCCACATTGTTTTTTCCTCCAGTTTTCGTTGTTTTTGCCTCTTGGCATGATGTATATTACCATAACCGCCGAGAGAAGTCAACGAAATTTCCGGCATATTCTGCACAAAGATGAAAGCAGAAAATTGTGTATGATACCAACCAAAAAAGCAAGCCCCACGTTGCCCTGTGTGGGGCGTTTGTGAGAAAGGAAAAACCACTCGGAGGAAACGAAACTACGCCGGACAGGGCAACACAGCGGCTGTACGAGCCGCAGCCCCTTTCGGGGCTTTGGTCTTGGATTGTGGGTTTTAGGTTACCGTCCGGTTTGGCACACCTAACAGGTGCCCGTCCCCTCTGTCCCTTCGGGACATCTCCCCACCCCGTGGGGAGTCACCCATTCAAATTCGCAGGCGTTTTCGTACTCATCATCGAAAAGGGCATCGTCATCGATTTCCTTTTCCGTAAAGTCGATGCTGTCGATTTCCTCAAAGGCCGTTCCGTTTTCCTCGGCATCTGCCTTTGCAAGGCTTTCTGCGTTTTCCTCAACCCATGCGGTGAACTCCTCGTTGTCCATCCTGTCCTCGTTTTCAATCTCCAGTTCGTATTCGTAGTCCGCATCGAACCAGGTGATGACCGCCTTTGTGATTTCAGTTCTTTCGTTCCAGTCCGTTCTGTTTGCCATTGCTCTTGCCTTTGCGATTCCGTATGCTACCATTGTGTTTTCCTCCGTTTTTTGTTGTTTTCCCTTTCGGTAACTGTATATTACCATACCTTTTGGCGTATAGCAAGCGGCTAAATGTACAGAACATAAGGTGATATTTTCGCTGTATATTTGGTGTATCTGACACTTGATAAACTGGACTTTCTATGGTAAAATACAGTACAATGGAAAAAGCATCTCGGAAAATCGCAGCCACCAACCAAGCCCCGCACAGTTCGCCTGTGTGGGGCTGGTTTTGACTTTGGGCAGTTTTTCGGCAAGTGCTCTGAAAGCCCACACAGGGAAAACAGGACGGTTACATGGGGAACTTTCGGTGCATTACAGACAGGATTTTCTCCCGTTCTTCCGTGGAAACGCCAATGCTTTCCAAAGCTTGTCTGCAGCCGCAGTCCGGGCAAATGGGCGTTTGGTTGTCCGTTCTGGAAAGTGCCGGCACACCGGAGTAGGGCTTCCCGCAAAGTGGGCAGACTGCCGAAACTGGCTTATCTGTTTTCATGGTGGTACACCTCCCGTTCGCTGATGTCCATGGCTTTCCGCAGGTGTTTCAGGGCAAAGCCGAACTGGCGGTATCCGTCCACACAGGTGCGGATGTAGGCAGAAGTGGGGATGCCCAGTTTCCGTTTCTCGTGCATGATGTACACAAAGGCGGTCAGCTTTTTCCCGGTTTCTGCAAGGGGAAGTTCCAGTTCCGTTTTGTAGTAGAAATGGGGATACCCCTCATAGCGGTCAAGAGCGAGTTCATCTCGTTCCG